CCAGTTCCTGTTGACGGATAGCAACAAGCGGGTCTGGCTGCTGTGGTGGTGTAAGAAGCGGAGCTAACTGTTCTGTTGTGTCCGCAATCTGCTGCGCAACCGCAGCTTCAAGAGCAGCGGGGTCAATCTGTGGTATCATCTCACCACGGGCCTGTGCTTCCTGAACCACGCCGTTGAACATCTCCTGTACCAAATCACGAGCATGCATAGCCACATGCTGCTGAACGTGAGACTGCAACATCATAAAGGCTTGTGGATTAGAAGCCGTAGACGGCTGCTGCAACATGGCAGCATGAACACGGATGTGTGCGATGTGGTCCTGCTCTGGAAACGCCTGAATCATCTGACCGGACAATACGTTTGCGTTCTCCATGCCGGGGTCCATAGGTGCTGGCGGCTGTGGTGGAGGCAGGATGCTGTCAATGTTTTTGATATCTAATGCATCATACATACGCCGATAGGCTTCATACATATTATGCATCTGCGGTGCAGCCTGCGCCAACTGAAGCTGTGTCTGTGCCAGCGACAACCGTTGCGCCATAGAAAAGATCGACGGGTCGGATACTGGGAGAACGTCTACCCGCCCGTCGAAATCCTGCGCCATAATAGTGGGCGGAATATTTGGCCCAATTGCGTAAGGATATGGCACGGGATTAAGGGAGAAGATTTCAGAAAGTAACCTGAACTCGTTTTTCTGTGCGTAATGCAGACGCTTGTGAATGCTGCTGATTACCTTTGAACCCTGCTCGATGAGAGCCACTGTTGTACCAACTGGAGCTTGCGAATTAACGTCAGCGACCTTTGAGTCTGCCACTTGTGCAAATCTTCTGCCAGAGTCAACAACAACTCCCAGAAGTTGGGCAAGCGTTCCAGATGGTTCTTTGTAAGGCAAAGGAATAATGGCGTTACGAATATCCCCACCAGGAGCGTCAAGATCGCGGAACTCACCAGGATTAACAGGCTCATCATCATTGCGAATGCGAACACCACGAGCCTTGAAACCACCCGGTAAATTTGAGAGAGTCCCCGCATCAATAAGCTGACGTAGTATTGAAGTTGCTGCACGAGACAGCCCTCCTATCATATGAAGTAGGCCAAAGCCATAAAAACCAAAACCAGGCAAAAACTTATAATGAACAAAGAACTGACGCTTCCGACGGAGAATGTCCGTCTCACGCCAGTTACGAACGACTGACAGAATCTGTCCAGATCCCTCATCCATTGTAACGATGTAAGGTAACTTAATCCCTGTTGCCTCACCCATCTGGTCCATATCCTCAAATCCCTCAAGGTCCAAGTCCACATGGACTTCATGTACCGTGTACATCTCATCAGAGTAACCCGGACGGAGACCCTGAATATCATCAGACTTACCGCGTATTGTTGAATCTGCCTCCTCGTCCTCAGAAGCTGAGAGTGGTACGTCACGATATATACCTCCTACTTGTAGCTTTCGGATATCGTTCTCGCTCATGCGAACAACGTGAGTGTATCGCTCCGCTGTCTGTAAATCAGTCGCGCTGTACGGTACAATCAAATCTTCGGCAGGTACAAACTTCGACACAGCCCTCTGACGGACAGGGTCAAAATAAACCTTCTTGAACGTAGAACCCGTAATCGGTAAATAGAAAAGCATCTGATCTGTGTCCAGATCATACTCCTCCATAACCTCAGTAATTTGATAATTCATAAAATCCTTGACCCGCTGGGCCTGATCTTCAACCTCCTTGGTCTGCTGACCAACTATCTGTGTCTTTACAGGACCACCCGGCGGGAGCATTTCCTTGTACGCCTGTGCCTGAAACTGAGTTACAGCCTCCGATAACAACGGATGTGTTACACCAGACGCACCCATAAACGGCTCGTTCCGCTCTTCATAATTAATGCCCAACAGCGTTAAACCCCTGGCAATCGCCTCCTCCCACTCCTCACGAGAAGACTTGTCTTCATCAATCTTGCCACTAAGGTCCGAGGACAAAGATCCAAGGATCGAGTCGTCTAGTACTTCAGCCAAGTTCGCATTGTGGTTGTAAACCTCTGTCTGAACCTCAACCATCTCTTCATTACCTGCAAGCATGATGCCCTCTGGTAAATCATCGATTAACGGAAGTTGGACCTCGGTCATTTGTTCTTCTGCTGTCATGCCTGGGCCGCCTGGACCCATAGCCATTTCTACTGCTGTTGGTGGTAGTGCCATTAGTTAAACATCCCTAGTAATCGTTCCATGATTGTGGGGTCAACAGATTTCATGCTGATACCTCTTTCCTTCAACGCCTGTTCCGCCGCTTTGTCCACTGCCTTAAATTTATCTTCTTCGGCCTTGACACCTGGTCGTTGGTAAAAACTATAATCATCCTTAGAAATAGGCGCAGCAAAAACGCCTCGTTTAGCAGCAGCGCGTCCCTGTTGATAGTTCATCATTGTCTCTTCGTCAGGCAAAGGCATGCGGGTAAACTTACCTTTTTCTTTTTGAAGATAACGCATACCAAGATGAGAAAGCTCTTCCGCCAAAACAGTCATAGCTTTTCCTTGGGCTGTTTTTGTATCGTATTTAGTTCTTCCTGACGGGAAAGTGCCATCAGGTTCAGGAGCATAACCCGTGTCATAATAAACAGTGCTTCCCTTTTCAGGAGGAAGAAGTGACTCAATTCCTTGCTTCTTCAAAACTTCTTCAAAACCAGGAGCAAATTTGTTTAAGTCAGCCACCGTTGTAAATGGAAGAAAGCCTGGTGCTCTCGTTTCACTGTACTCTTCCGACGGCAACAACAATCCAGAAAAACCTTTACTCGTATAGGTGTCAAAACCTTCAGGGCCAGTTCTCATACCAGCGAGGATTTCCCCTGCCCCGACACCGTCAATCTTTATACCACGCTCTAATAAATCCAGAGCAAGCCTAGCCGACGGATTATCTCGAACATATGGATCAGCCTTTGCTCGTAACTCAAGAAAAGCCATCTGTTCAAGTTGCTTCTCGGTCTTCTCATCAAACTCTGGGACCTTGAGTTTCTTTTTCTCTTTGGCAGTTTTAGCCATTAAAAAGTTCCTTTGAACGTGCCGCCACGGGCCTTCATTACTGCGCCGCCGTTACGAGATTTTCTGGGCACATTTCTGCCTTTAGAAGGACGTTTAGGATCTATTTCTTTTTCAAGATCTAGCGTAGCTTGAATAAGATTAGATAGGTTATCCGCCCTTTTTGTTTCTCCTATTGCACGAAGCATTGCGTTGTGTAACTCAGGGGAGCCTGCCGTTGTTTCACGAACTAGGTTTCTCGCTTTTTTAGCTAGTTTTCTACCCTGCTTTTTCTTTTCGATGTTTTGAGTAGTTGTTCTGGGCTTGTTTCTGCCCTTCTTTTCATCCGCCATCAGTAATACTCCCGCTTCCTTGGAATGTAATCGTCTTCAAACTCTTCGCCGTCAAGCCTGACAAACCCGCCTTGGCGAAAGCGCATCAATGCCATAGTCATGCTATCACAAAAGTCATCATGGTCGCCATTAGGAAATGATGCAACCTCTTCAATAACCTCATCAGCAAATTTCTCCCCAGAAGGATACCACACTTTACCAGATTCAAAAATAGGCGAAACAATATGCATACGAGCAGTCTTATCAAGACCACCACCCCTCCGACGACCGGGGCTAAACGTGGCAACAGGAAGATTCAGTAACCTCATCTCATCTGCCAAAGACTGACCCGAAGCCTTCGCCTCAATCAACATCAACTCCGGGTCCCAATACTCAAACTCCTCCTTCGCTATCGTCTTTAACTCCGGAAAATTCCACCTACCTTTCTTCGCATCCAGTAAAATAAGATGCTCCTCACCCGTGCGGTACGGCCTAAATACCCCCCACGTCGTAATCGCAGAGTAATCCGCCGTCTCTTTCTTGCTATAAGCCGTGTCATACGACTGAATAATGTAATCAAGCTCCGGAATGTCGTCCTCTTCCCACTCTTTCCACCACTCGCGCTTGACCATCGCGGTTTCTTCGGACGTAGGATTCTGTTGCCACTGCGCATTCCATTTGCCCACGGACAACGAAGCTTTGACCTTGAGAAGTTCGTCCTTTTTCCAAAATTCAGGCCATAATGGTTCCCCCGATGGCATAATTGCAGGAAATTCCACGATTTCCCACTGGTCAGCCATGATATCCTTGGCCTGCGCTGACAGTAACCTGCCCGTAATGTCCTTCTTTGACCACCTAGTCTGCACAATAATGATGCTACCACCCGGTTGTAGCCTTTGCCGGGGGCCAGATGTGTACCATTCATAGGCATTATCATATGCAGTCGTGGATAAAGCATCTTGTTCCGAGTGCGGGTCATCAATAATCAACAAATCCGCACCTCGGCCCGTCATCGCCGCTCCAACACCC